AGTTTTATTGAGTTTCTACCTAAGAGACTTGACGGGCAATAGAGATGACAATATAGAGGCGCAATACTTTAATTCATCTACGTGGGGAACGCCATACTTTGATACAGATGAAGAAATGAACGCATACATCGAAAGAGTAAGTAAAGCGGTTTCATGTTTGGAGGAGGCTTGATGGACGATTCGCTGTTAGATCCTGATGAGGACAATTCGTTTCCCGATGATTTCTTTCAAGATCTGACGGAGGTCTGCACACGGCACACGCGCCATTTCTCGTTGGACTGGGAACACGGCTCGGGTGGTGAAATTAAGATTATTATTTGTTTTGGAGGGGAAGAGTATGAGTGACGATAATGTGATAGAGTTGAATCGAATGGCTTGGCCGGATGCGGTGGATACTGTTGAACTGGCTTTAACCGACTATATGTTATTGAATAAAAAGGACGTAACAGTCCGAGACGCAAAGGAATTAACGCGAGCATGGCAAAGGATTTTAACTGGGTGATCAACATGGCAATGGATGACATGACTGACGAAGAAAAGGTTTCCGGTGCGCGGTTGCAGGAATCATTTAATTACGGTGAAAATGCCACCGACAAAATGATTAAAAGGTGGCAAGCTAAAAAAATACCACGCGGCGCGGTTTTAGCCGGAGCATTGAGTTCTGTCTTAACTACGTTGCTTGAAGAGGCACCCAACAACAAAGTATTTCTCGGCACGGTTATCATGGGGCTGTCCGCCGCGCTGATGAACGTCGAAGAAATCGACGCATCGGACGATTCTTTTTATACGGAATCTGAGAACGATTCTTATCATTAGTTCCTTGCCACAGCCGAACGTGGTTCGAAGACAAGCGGGTTTATATGTTGTCCTTCTTGTTTTCGGGTTAATGACCCATTGCTGAATGGGGTTCGGCAATCAGCAAACCGCCCTAGCCAAAAGCGAAAGGCGGTTTTTTTAGCTGTTGAGGTATGCGAACATCTGGGATAGAATGTTGGTACATTAATTAGAAGGAGGAATTGGAATGAAAGGTTTAGAGATAAGCGAGGAAGAGGCGTGGGTCTGGGCGAGTGGTTTTTTCTTGACTGAAGAACTGCCAAAGGGGTTTACGGATTGGGAGGAAGAAAAAATAGATGAGTACCTAATTAACCACGTTTGGGAGCCGTTTCAAGTTTGGGATGCCGATTATGTTTGGGATCAAATTGAAAACCTCGCCGTTTCTGCGCGGGTCAATTTTCTATGGAAAGCGGGGGAAGATAAATGAATATATTTTACTTACACGACGATGTTGAACGGTGTGCACAATATCATTGTAATAAGCACCTTGTGAAGATGTGTTTGGAGTATGCTCAAATGCTTTGTACCACGGCGCACGAATTAGGGCTAGATGCACCGTACAGGGCGGTACATCGAAATCATCCTTGTTCTGTCTGGGTTCGGGAGAATCGAAACAATTTTCTTATGCTTTGGAATTTGGGAATGGCGTTGTGCCGAGAATATACTTATCGGTACGAGAAGGTGCATAAGTCGCAAGCCGTCATAGAGGGGTTAAAACACGTTTCAAGGGCGTTGCCGAATAAAGCAATGACACCGCCGCCACAGTGCATGCCAGATCAATATAAGGTCAATTTGGATGTTCCGAGTAAGTGGGAAGGATGGGCACGGCGCACGACCCGCGCTTATGGTGCCTATTATCGAGGGGAGAAGGCAGGGTTTGCGAAGTGGTCAAAGCGTGGCATTCCGCCTTTTATGTATGATAAAAACGGTGATATTCCTTATACGGATTAGAAATCGTTTTTATTTTTTTTTATAAATATAAGGGTAACTACAGTAACCTAGATAAATTAACTGATTTATAAGGGTTTTTTAGGTTACCTTTTGTTTACAAGGTTACTACGAATAAGTGACTTTTTCGCTACCATGTTTATTGAAAGTGAAAAAAGTTTATTCAATTTCAAATCGTATAGAGAGATATAAATGTTTTTGTTGTTAAAAATAATAAAGTTTTTTCGTAAACCTACCGCTTCTGCAAAAAAATTAAATGAAGAATATAAAAAGTTAAAGAGAAAAAACAAACTTAAGTATTATAGAAAACCTTGAAGTATAGGAAGCTATGCGATAAGCTAACGTTTCATTAATTAAAAAGGTATTTACACTATGAAAAATCAAAACCCCGAAATAATAAACGGATGTTCTTTGTACTCTTTCGTCATGCCGAATTGCGATTTTTTAGGTGCGACCCTTCGTGTTGGGTTGTGTCACGAAAAAACAGATACATATGATTGCAGAGAAATCACTTTTAAAAATTATGTTACAGATGATTGTCAAGTGTTAAATGATATTAACGTTCATATTGATAATGAATTAATGAATGTAAATGTTCATTTCTGGGATTTTTCTGAAGAGGAACAAAACCGCGTTATATATCAACATCGCGACGAATTCGTTAATGCCCACCGTCAGTTTTTAAGATCAACTTTTAAATGGGATCATGTTAGGACGGATAAAGAACAAAAACTTGTTAACTTTTTAATTGAGGAAATTAATTTTTTTAAATGTGAGGTTGATAAAAATAGTTTTTTGGATTGGTTTCTTGTTGGAGCAAATGCGCTCAACGATCACGACCATTACGAAATGGCGAAAAGTGAAACTTGGACGGGTCAGCCTTTAGTTTTTAATTATTAACTTTCTTTATTTACTTAACCCCGCTTCGGCGGGGTTTTTTTTACCTCAAATAAACTACTTTACTTATGGGAATATATGGGTCAAACTAACGCTTCATTAATTAAAAAGGTAATAAAAAAATGATTATATCAACTGAATCACCTAATTTTGAAGAAATTAAAGAATACTTTGAGCATTTCGTTTCAGAATTTGACAGCGAAACCTACGCGGAGAGCGATGAACACGACATGCATCAGTATGCATTTAACACTGATTACTACATCATAGGTACGCATAAAGCGAAAGAATGGTGCGGTTCTGATACTTGGGAAATTATCCAGACAGTAGTAGATTACGAGAAGGAAAACTTCGGAGAAGTATCGACACCAATAGATGATCCAGAGCGTGTTGTTAATATGTACACCTACATTGTAGGTGAGCAGGTAGTCTATGATTACTTCGAACAGTTAAAATAGCTTAATCAATAACCCCGTTTTATAACCCCGCTTCGGCGGGGTTTTTTTTGCCTGAAATAAAGTGCTTTACTTATGGGAATATATAAGGCAAGCTAACGTTTCATTTAATCAAAAAAAGGAAATGGCGAAATGAAAAAAAATCATGAAGTGAATCTGGATGAACATAAACTTACTTTTCATAAGACTAATGCCGATGGTGTTTTAAAAAATGACGATGGTTCGATAAAGATATTTGTCGCGCCTAGGTATAGCAAGCTCCATATGGAATTATCAAATCTCATTCAAAGATACGCATGGGACGCAATGAACGATGAAGAATTGGTAGAAATTACCGATGTATCTGCACGTTTTAACGACTAGGAAATTTAATTTTTATCCTTGTTTTATAACCCCGCCTAGGCGGGGTTTTTTTATGCCTATATAAAGTGCTTGCGGTATGGGAATATATGCGTCAAACTAACGCTTCATTAATTAAAAAAAGGTAATAACAATATGTCTAATTCTAAACAAAAAATTGATGCACTACACAAAGCGACCGCCGATCGCCTACTTTCCGAAATGGAAAAGAATGGCACGGACTGGTTGAAGCCATGGTCTGTCGAATTACAGGACATTGCACGTAATCCAATTACTGGAACTGAATATTCCGGTTCTAACGTTTGGCGTTTGATGTTCGCCAAAATGGATAACGGCTTTACTCGTAATGAGTATTTGACATTCAACCAAATTAAAACCGCCGGAAATGGCAACTGGTCAATTAAAGGTCAAAAGTCTTGCGCTCAAATTGTGCGGTGGATATCAACCTATGATATTGACAAAAAGACCGGCGACAAAATACAAGGGCGCGGAATGTTTCCAAAAGTGTTTCCCGTTTGGAACGTTGATCAAATTGCCGGCTATCCAAAAGCCGATCCGGTAGAGCCTAAAAAATCGGTCGTGAATGGTGAAGCCGTAGCACTTGCACAAAATGCTTTTAGTGCGAACGGTGCCAAGGTTGTTTATGGCGGCGACGTTGCTTGCTTCATTCCTTCACGTGACCAGATCAACATGCCTAATGCTAACGACTTCGTGAGCGGCGAAGAATTCGCTTCTACTGGCATGCACGAATTAACGCATTGGAGCGGTCACAGTTCTAGATTAGATCGCGATTTGAAAAACCGTTTCGGATCTAAAGAATACGCGTTTGAGGAATTGGTAGCGGAATTTGGCGCATGCTTTATTTGTGCGTCGCTTGGTATTGAAAAGCAAACAGTCGCGAATCATGCTAAATATTTGAACTCATGGAAAAACTGTTTAGCTACTGATCCTAGCGCGGTCAATAAAGCGATCACGTTAGCCGGTAAAGCTAGCAAATACATTCTAAACAACGTCAATAAGCCGGCACTTGATAAAGTAGCCTAACCCCTAACCTAACCCCTAACCTAACCCCGCCTAGGCGGGGTTTTTTTTGGCCGTTTACATATCAGATTATATGTGAGAAACTAACGACTCATTAATTAAATAAAAAGGTAAATACAACATGGAATCAGTAATTATAAATAATCCTAACGACATTCAAGCTTTCCAAGTGAATGTTTATAAGCAAGCAATTAAGGCCTTACTAAAAGGAATGCAATTAAACCGTGGTTACACTTCTACCAATTGCCGAGCTTTTGTTTCGCGCCTAACTGGTAGCAAATACCCCGCCGGAAAAAAAGGCTTACAGATCGCACTTGCCGATCTCGAAGATTTAACAGCCTAACCCCTAACTTGACCCCTAACCTAACCCCGCATAAGCGGGGTTTTTTTATGCCAGTAATATAAGCGAGCACCGCGAGCCGCGCACCGTGGGAAACGTACCGCGATCTATTACCCATGGGATCGTTGATCCTATTAACAGGGATCAAACGCGCACCGTGAAACGCGACGCAATGCGCGACTACCGCGCACCGTGCACCGATAGCCAATAATCAAGAAACGCGCACCACGCGACGCAATCACTTAATTAATAGTAACACCGCACCATTATATAAAAACCGTTCTACGCGCACCGTAGGCCGGTTTAATGAGGGGTGCATTAAGCTAGGAACCTTATTTGCAATCAAGGTTAATTAATAACGCTAAGTCGTTGATTTATAAGCAAAAATCGAAAATTTACCCCCTACCTCGGCGTGCGGGTACAAGGTGCATGTTTCTGACAAATATTTCAGTAAAAAAACGAATCAGTTTTTAGGCATAAGTACCTATTAGACATGTCCTATATATTTTTATGCTTTTTTCCTGTACCGTGGGCCGTGAAACCTTGACAATGTTCCACGTGAAACATAAAAATGGGGTAGGAGTCCCAAGCCCCCAAAAAAATATATAAAATTTAAAACCTATGAGCGCAGTCCTTTCATCAGATGTAGAAGACAAACGAATTAAGCTAGAGCTTCGTCTTGCCCAGTTAAAGAAAAATGAAGCTTGTGAAAAATATTTTTTAAATTTTGTTAAAACCATGTGGCCCGAGTTCATTGTCGGCAAGCATCATGAAATCATTGCAGAGAAATTAGAGCGGATTGCCAGCGGTGAACTGAAACGTTTGATTATCAACATGCCGCCAAGACATACCAAGTCAGAGTTTGCCAGTTATTTGTTTCCTGCTTGGATGATTGGAAAGAATCCTGCCATGAAAATTATTCAAGCGACGCACACCACGGAACTTGCAGTCAACTTCGGGCGTAAAGTAAAAAATTTAATTGAGCGTGAAGAATACAGCGGCTTGTTTCCTGATACCAAGTTAGCGGTCGATTCAAAAGCATCGGGTCGTTGGGACACGAATCGCGGTGGAATGTACTACGCCGTCGGCGTTGGCTCAAACCTCGCGGGTCGCGGTGGTGATTTAATTATTATTGACGATCCGCACTCGGAGCAGACCGCCATGTCAAACACCGGGTTCGATGATGCGTGGGATTGGTACACGGGTGGACCCAGACAGCGTTTGCAACCGGGCGGAGCTATTGTTTTGGTACAAACCCGCTGGTCAGAGAAGGACATGACGGGTCAATTGATACGAGCGCAAGGCAAAGATGACCACGCAGACCAATGGGAAATAGTGGAATTGCCCGCAATCATGCCGTCAGGAAAAGCCTGTTGGCCTGAATACTGGACCCTTCCTGATTTAGAAGCGGTAAAAGCCTCGATACCTCCGTACAAGTGGAACGCGCAATACCAGCAGCAACCGACGGGAGAAGAGAACTCAATTCTGAAAAGAGAATGGTGGCAACGCTGGGAGAAAGACAGCGTACCGCAGCTTCAGTATGTCATACAAAGTTATGACACCGCGTTTAGTAAAAAGGAAACGGCTGACTTCTCGGCGATAACCACATGGGGTGTGTTCTATCCAGAGGAAGGCGGACCCCCTAATTTAATTTTGTTAGATTCTAAAAAAGACCGTTGGGATTTCCCCGCGCTAAAAGACGTGGCGCTAGAGCAGTATCGGTTTTGGGAACCGGAGACGGTGATCATTGAAGCTAAAGCCAGTGGTATGCCCCTGACCCAAGAACTCCGGCAAGTAGGAATTCCTGTAGTAAACTTCACACCGAGCCGAGGTAATGATAAGCTGGCTCGTGCTCACTCTATTTCACCTTTGTTTGAGAGCGGAATGATCTGGGCACCCGACGAACAATGGGCGGACGAACTCATTGAAGAGTGCGCCGCTTTTCCTAACGGGGAGTATGACGATTTAGTGGACAGTACAACACAAGCGTTAATGCGCTATCGACAAGGAAACTTTGTACAGTTACCATCAGATGATTGGAAAGATACTCCGACTTCCAGTACGATAAAAGCTTATTATGGGTAAAGGATAAACGCATGGCTACTTTAGAAGAAGAATTATTTTTTAACAGAATGAATCGTCCGAAAGGGGTTGGTTCGATTGAGTTAGAGCAAAACACTGGCGCTAGTAGCAATGATGGCGGGCTAGAAAAACTTAGATCGGATCTTCTTCAGATTAGCAACGATACAGGTTTACCACCTACTTTTTTTAATGTTACTCGACGAGTTCCCCCCACACGAAGTTTTGCAGAAACGGAAAACAAAACAGCAGCCGACGTAATGTCCGCTGTAGCTAACTCAGGGGTAGACATGAACAGCCCAAGAGCTAGAGAAATAATTTCAAACATAGGCTCTGGTGCCGGAGCGTTTGGCTTAGAAAACCTACCAAACAACGTTATGCCGCAATCCGCTGGAACATCCGCTGGAACATCTCCCGCAAGAACTTTTGTAGAAAATGAAATAGCAAACAACGACGCTATATTGAATCGAATGGCTCAAAAAAATTATACCGAAAACGAAAGAGACTTTGGTTTTAATGTTGGTGCTCTTGTGGATAACCAGATGGTAAATTCAGATCAAACCACACTGCAAGCACTGCTTTCGTTACTTGAAAGTGGTCAAATTTCTGAGGACGAAGCGGAACAAGCTTTCGATAGAATAAAACAAAAAGAACGAGAAGCGGAACAAGCGGCTTCCGTTCAAGCCATGAATGCTTTTAACCAAGCGGCGGAAGCTCGACGAGGATTAAGTTTAAGCCGAAAGGGCCTTAGTATTCCCCCACGAACGTATAAAAGTTCACCAATAAACGTTTATATACCACCTACGGACGATAGTGGGAACTTCTATTACCCAGATGAAAAAAAAGGTAATTAAACATGGCAGATGACCCGGTAATTTCTTTAGTAGAACGAGTAGGCGACGACCCCAAACTTTCTGAAATGGCTTTGGACGTAGAAATAGAAACTATCGGAACACCTATGGGTGTAGAAGAAGGTATTCCAGAAGGCATAGAAATAGAAGCTACCGACGACGGTGGCGTTGTTATTGACTTAGACCCTTCTCAACAACAGGAAGAAGAAGGTTTTTTTGATAACCTAGCCGAATACCTAGACGATCGCGACCTAGGGTCCATAAGCAACGAGCTTTCTTCTGAGTTTGAAGCGAATAAATCTTCCCGAAAGGATTGGGAAGACACTTATTCCAATGGTATGGAACTGCTTGGATTGAACTACGAAGAACGAACCACGCCTTTTCGGGGTGCGACCGGAGTCACACACCCGTTATTAGCGGAAGCTGCAACACAATTTCAGGCCCACGCCTTTAATGAACTGCTCCCGCCTAACGGACCCGTAAAAACAGTTATCATGGGGACCCCTACGCCAGAAAAAGAACAGCAAGCGGTCCGTGTAAAAGAATTCATGAACTACTATTTGATGAATGTAATGGAAGATTACACGCCAGAGCTTGATCAAATGTTGTTTTATTTGCCTTTAGCAGGTTCTACCTTCAAAAAAGTATATTTTGACGAGACGTTAGACCGAGCTATCAGCAGTTTTGTACCCGCAGAACACCTTGTTGTGCCTTACGAATGCAGCAGTTTAGATTCTTGTCCAAACATTACTCAAGTTTTGCGTATGCCGCTAAACGAATTGCGTAAAAAACAGGTATCTGGATTCTATAGAGACGTTGCGGTACACCCATCGCAGCAAAATTCGGACTCGATCAGTCAAGAAGTAGAGAACATAGACGGTATGCACCCGTCTAACATAGATTACGACTGCACATTATTGGAATGTCACGTTGATTTAGACCTCATTGGGTACGAAGAACGAGACGAAGAAGGCGAAGAAACAGGCATAAAAGTACCTTATATCGTCACTATTAGTGAAGACAGCGGTCAAGTTCTTGCTATTCGAAGAAACTATCAAGAAAACGACCCACTTAAAAGAAAGATACAATACTTCGTACACTACAAGTTTTTACCCGGATTTGGCTTCTATGGTTTAGGGCTAATCCACACAATAGGCGGTTTGTCGCGAACCGCGACTGCTGCACTTCGACAACTGATTGACGCAGGAACATTATCTAACCTTCCAGCAGGTTTCAAGGCTCGCGGCCTACGGATCAGAGATGACGAAGATCCTTTGCAGCCGGGAGAATTTAGAGATGTAGATGCGCCGGGCGGAGCGATCCGTGACAGCCTAATGGCATTACCGTTTAAAGGCCCCGATCAAACGTTAATGGGTTTATTAGGCTTTGTTGTTGAAGCAGGGCAACGGTTCGCGACCATTACAGATCTAAAAGTGGGCGACGGAAACCAAGGCGCGGCTGTCGGAACAACGGTAGCTATGTTGGAGCAAGGCACGCGGGTCATGAGTGCTGTGCATAAACGCTTGCACTACGCAATGCGGCAAGAGTTTAAGTTGCTGGCAAGAATTATGGCAGAGTATCTGCCCGCAGAATACCCTTATGAAATAGCCAACGCCGACCAGAGCGTTAAGGCAGAAGACTTCGATGACCGCGTGGATGTTATCCCCGTATCAAATCCAAATATTTTTTCACAAGCGCAGCGTATTGCTTTGGCTCAAACTCAAATGGAGTTGGCTTCACAAGCACCTGATATGCACAATCGGCACGAAGCCTTTCGACGTATGTATGAAGCGCTGGGCGTAAGAGACATTGATAAAATATTGAAGGCACCTTCTACCGAAGAGCCGCAGCCAAAAGATCCGGCGCAAGAAAACATAGATGCGCTAGAAGCTACAGGCTTACGTGCTTTTGAAGGACAGAATCACGACGCACATATCATGACTCACTTAGTTTTTGGCGCGTCAGGGATTGTTCAAGCTTCACCTGAAATAGCAGTGTCGATGCAAAAACACATTATGGAACATGTAAAAATAAAAGCGCAAGAACAGGCGCAAGTAGTGTACATGCAGCAAATGCAACAAGGTCAAATACCGCAGCCGCAAAGTGAACAAGAGCAGATGATGCAGCTAGAACTGATCACCGCGCAACTTATTGCCGAAGGTATGCAACAAGTGAAAGCGCTAGGAGACCAAGTAGCAAACGCAGGAGAAGAACAAGGCCCTGATCCGTTAATCGCGCTCAAACAACAAGAGTTACAGATTAAAGGTCAGAAGAGCGAATCCGACATCGCAATGGACCAAGCGGAACTACAGCTTGACCAAGAAAAAGAAATGCGTAAAGCTGGTGAGTTTCAACAACGGCTACAAAGCCAAGAAGACCAAACGGCGGCTAGAATACAGTCGGCTTTAGATAGAGAACAAATGCGTCAACAAAACCAAAACCGAGGACCCCGACAATGAGTTCAGTTAAAATTGTAACCAATTCAATGGAAAAAGCTCCGAAAGCACAAAACCACGCCGACATAAAAGGCCAAGGAACTATTCCTTATGCAAAGACCGTTGAAGAAAAAACCCCCAATACTGAAAAAGCTACAGTAACTACGGGCAAGAAGCGCGGCATGGGTGCAGCCCTACGCGGCAACACGTTTAAGATCTGTTAAGGAAACTGTTATGGCTGGTAAAGGTTTGTATGCCAACATTAGGGCAAAAAAACAGAGAATTAAACAAGGCTCCGGCGAAAAAATGAAAAAGCCCGGAAGCAAAGGCGCTCCGACAAAAGAAAATTTTAATCGAGCAGCACAAACAGCGTCGTTTTCAGAAGGCGGCATAGTTCTAAAGAAGAACATAGACGGGATCGCAATGCGTGGCAGGACTAGAGCGGGGATGTGCGCGTAACTCAAATGGCTAAACCCTTTGTTTATAAGTGTGAGTTGGACCGTGTAGTTGACGGAGACACCTGCGATGTCAATTTAGACTTAGGTTTTTCTATTATTCTAGCAAAACAACGAGTCCGTCTTGTAGGAATAGATACCCCCGAATCACGGACCAGAGATCTAGCAGAAAAGAAACTTGGGCTACAGGCTAAAGACTTATTAAAAGAATTAACACAAGATGGTTTTGTTTTAGAATCACAGGGGCGCGGCAAGTACGGACGTATTCTTGGCGTGTTGTGGGATTTTGATGGCAACAGTATTAACCAAAAATTAATTGAAGCAGGGCTGGCTGTAGAGTATTGGGGTGGCACTAAAGTTAAAGTCTGGGGCGATTATTAATGAAAAAGAAATCAGAATTAAGAATTCATACATCCAATGTTGACCGAGCATACAACTCAACTCGGCTAAGACCTGCGGGAACACAAAAACCAAGAACACGTGTAGGCGGAAACTATGAATTTAATGGCGGCAGTTTAAGTGGACGAGTTAATTTAGGCGCAGGAAGCCCAAGCTTTACTGGTCGGCTTGAGAAAAAAATACGTGACGCAACTGTTGGTTTAAGCGGCGGCGCGGGTTCTTTCGATAAAGAAATTATGTTTGACATAGCCATTCCTTTTAAAAAAGGCGGTGCTGTTAAAAAGAAAAAAGCTAAATCCAGAGTTAACGAGTCGGGTAACTATACAAAACCTTCGCTACGCAAACGACTATTTAGCCGGATTAAGTCTGGAGGCAAAGGCGGTAAACCCGGTCAGTGGTCTGCACGAAAAGCGCAGATGTTAGCTAAAGCATATAAAGATGCTGGCGGAGGATATCGGTCGTAATGGCACTTAAAAAGCCACAGAAGTCGTTAAAAAAATGGACTAAACAAAAGTGGCGTACTAAGTCGGGCAAGAAGTCTTCTAAAACAGGAGAACGATATTTGCCAGAGAAAGCGATTAAAGCAATGAGCGCAAAAGAATATGCAGCCACGACCCGTAAAAAACGAGAAGATACGAAAAAAGGCAAACAGCACAGTAAGCAACCGAAGAAGATAGCAAAGAAAACTAGGCGGTATAGGAAGAAATAATGGGTTTTAAACTTGCCATAATTTTAGGTGCATTGTTGGTAGCTTCACTAGCTGGCTCCGCTTCGTACATTAAATACCTTAACAACCAGATGGCGGTGCTTAAAGGCAACCAAGTCATTTTAGAAAATCAAATAGAAGAACAGAATGCGTCTATTGACGCGTATTTAAAAAAACAAGAGCAAGTTAGCTTTCAGCTAAAAAGCATGGAAGCTGAAAAGAACGAAGCATTGCGAGAGTTCAACAGCCTTAGAGATAAGTTCTCTAAGCACGACATGAACAGCCTAGCACTAGCCAAACCTAAACTTATTGAAACAAGAGTTAACAACGGTACGCGCAAGGTAAAAGAAGCGTTGGTAAAGATTACTGATCCTAACCAGTTTGAACCACAGGAAGAACCTGTTGAAACACCAGAGATAAAAATAGAGGTTCCAGATGCGAAAGCTGATATTCGCGGTTAGTTTGTTATTAGTTGGTGGGTGTTCGCTAATGCCCAACACCAAACAAGTTGAGGTTAAAACCATAGCGGAGCGCCCACCTATGTATCATCCGCCATTACCAATGGAAATGCAGTTGACGGATGTGCAATTTGAAGTACTGACACCCGAAACTATGACAACCTATCTTGGCTTAATTGACGAGAA